CCAAAAATACTTTCTCCCAATGTATTGTCGTTGGTTTGTGAGATTGGTAATGTTATAAACAAAACCGTAGTTGTCGCCAATAAGGCTCCCGTCAAAAGGGGTGCCATCATAGATCCATGGGTTTTCATAATCAATCATCAAAATATCTGATTATTATCTCAGATATTTATTCCTCGTATACTTCATATGCATTATAGTCACCGAACATATATCCGTCAGACTTTGCTGCTTCTCTGTATGCTTCCAAAGAAGCATCAGTTAGTGGAGTGAGGGGTTCAATCCCCTCCATCTCCCACCAAATTTTTTCAAAATCAGATTCTTCTTTCTCACCCTCAACTAAACCTTCTTCCTTTAATTTGCTATAATTATAACAACCATCAAAGGATAATTTAACTTTAGGTTCAGAGTTTGAATCCTGAGAAGGTGTCTTTTTTGACATCTTGTTTGATTCCTCCGACGACATAACTTTCTACCTCGGTTTCCTGTGGTGCTACTTGCAGACCCTTGGAAGAAATCCAGTGTTGTGTCCAAGGTAATGGATTAGCAGATGCTGCAATATCATAAATGGGTTTTAAACCAATTGCTTTCATTCTACGATTTGCTACCCACTCAACATACTTCTGCAATAATTTGTCATTAAGACCAATCATTGATCCATCTTTAAACAGATAGTCTGCCCAACGCTTTTCTTCATTAACAGTGGTCTCAAACATCTTCATGGTCCACTCTTTTTCCTCTTCCATGATCTGCTTCATCTCAGGATCATCACCATCTCGCCACTTGTTAAGAATATTTTGAGTTATTGCAAGATGTTGATTCTCATCTCTTGCAATAAGTGAGATGATCTTTGCAGACCCTTCCATAAGTTTGAGTTCACCAAATGCAAAACTACAAGCAAAACTAACATAGAACCTAATACCCTCAAGAATATTAACGTTCGCGACAGCTCTGTAGAGTTTTCTTTTGACATCTTTTATTTCCCAATCGCGGGATGGAGAACCTCGGAAATCTTCTTGCCACATGCTCCCTGTGCCCCAGTTTTGAGCAGCATTGATAAAGTCATCATAGGATGACGTGACGCTGGCAGCACGTTCTATGATGCGATCATCGGTAAGGATGTGGTCTAGAACGTCTGAGGGGTCTGCATAGACGTTCTTGATGATGTATGTATAGGAACGGCTATGGATCATCTCCATGAACCCCCAGACCTCCATACATGCCTCTAATTCGGGCAGAGAGCAGTATGGGATGAATGCCATGCCAGGACCACGACCCTGGACAGAATCAAGCATGATCTGATACTTCAGATTAGAGGTATAGATATGCTTCTGCTCAGGGCGGAGAGTGTGATAATCACCGCGATCTTTCTGCAAGGAGACCTCCTCAGGTCTCCAGAAATAACCCAACTGTTGTGTTGTTAATTTTTCAAAAATAGGATACTTATAAGAGTCATACCTCTGAACTCCCAGAGGTTGACCAAAAAACATTGGTTGCTTTTTAGTATTAACTTGTTTTGTATTGAAGACAGTCATGCCTTCAATTTTATTCTTATTCACTTTATCCACTGAAGATACCTTAAACTGCACAGGATTCACACTCTCCCTCCTCGGATTTTTCTAACGTGTCTAAAAGATTTTCCAATTCTGTATTCGATTTTTCTGAAGTATCAATCACCTCATCACTCTTCATATCATGGGTGTTTTGATAGTAACTGGTCTTCCAACCGTACTTATATGTAGTCAAAAAGTCTTGTGCCATAACTGATACTGGCACCTCATTATTATCATAGTTCTCTGGATTATAACTCCAGTTACCACTAATTGCCTGATCAAAGAACTTCTGCATTACAGCAACAATGTTGATGTAACCAGAATTATCTTTCATATCCCAAAGCAAAGTATAGTTGTTTTTCAATGAGGTGTAAGACGGAACAACCTGCTTAAGAGGTCCCTTCTTCGACTTTTTAATGGACAGATAGTCACGCGGTGGTTCAATTCCGTTGGTTGCGTTTGACACAACGGAACTGCTCTCCGAAGGCATCTGTGCGGACAGTGTGCTGTGTCTGAGACCGAATTCATTGATAGATGATCTAAGAGATTCCCAGTCATGTTGCAACTCCTGCGTCGAAATTTCATCAACATCCTTCTTATATGTATCAATCGGAAGAATTCCATCAGCATACTTAGTTCTGCCGAAGTATTCGCAGTGTCCCTTCTCCTTAGCAAGTTGATTCGATGCTTTCAGTAGATAGAATTGGAATGCTTCTGATAGACCATGAGTAGCATCCCATGCTTCTTGGCTATCATATTTGTAACCAAGTTTTGCCAAATAGTGTGCTAGACCAATGAACCCAATACCAAGGGAACGACGTGCCTTGGTGGCGATTTTCGCTGCCTCTACGGGGTAATCTTGATAGTCAATCAATTCATCCAAAGAACGAACAGAAAGATCACATAGATCCTCAAGTTCTTTATCAGAGTTTACCTTACCAACATTGATTGCAGAAAGGATGCACAATGCGATTTCACCCAGGTAATCATCAATGTGGTTGATAGGATATGTAGGAAGAGTAATCTCCTGACAAAGGTTGGACATATTCACCTTGTCTTTGAAAGAAGAGTGACTATTGCAATGGTCGATGTTCATGATATACAGACGACCAGTCTCTGCTCTCTCCTTCAGTAAATCAAGAATGAGTTCCTGAGCTCCCACACTTTTTCTTGGTACAGAATCATCTGCTTCGTAACGTGTATAAAGCTCATCGAACCTATCAGTACCAAAAGCATCATAGAGCCCAGGCACATCATGAGGACTGAAAAGGGATATGTTTCCGTTTTGGATGAATCGTTCGTAGAAGAGTTTGGATAGTTGAATTGAGTAGTCAAGTTTTCTAACCCTATTATCTTCTGTTCCTTTATTGTTCTTGAGAACTAAAATATCTTCTATTTCTTGGTGCCAGATTGGGAAGTGGACAGTTGCTGAGCCACCTCGTATTCCATTTTGTGTACAGCAGCGGACAGTTGATTCAAACTTTTTAAGAAAAGGAACAACACCTGTGTGTTGAACTTCGCCGCCCCTGATCTTACTGTTGATGCCACGAATTCTACCCGCGTTGATGCCAATTCCCGCTCTCTGTGCAACGTATTTGCCAATAGCCATATCGCTGCTAAAGATACTATCAAGGGTGTCATCAACGTCAACAAGGACGCAAGAAGCAAATTGTCGCAAGGGCGTTCGCACACCTGCCATAATGGGCGTTGGAATGTTGATTCTGTGCTTGCTGATGGCGTCATAGTACCTCTTTACATATGACATGCGAGTGTCTTTTGAATACTCTGCAAAAATTGTTAGAGCAATCATGATATACATGAACTGTGGAGTTTCATATACTCCACCAGAACTTCTGTCCTGGACTAGGTATTTATCTGCAACTTGACGCAATCCTGCATAGGTAAAGTCAAAATCACGATCATGATTAATAAATCCATCTGCTTTTTGAATTTCTTCTAAGGAGTACTTACTATAAATTTCAGCATCATAAACCTCCAAATTCACACAAGAATAAATGTGATCCTCCAATGAAGGCATCTCTCGCATCTTTCCATAGAGTTGCTTACGAATCGCAAACAGAAGCAAACGTGCTGCAACATATTGATAGTTGGGGTGATCCAAATCAATTAAATCACTAGCAGATTTAATCAGAATTTCTTGAATTTCTTCCGTGGTAATCCCATCATAAAATTGAATACCGGAGGTCATTTCAACTTGACTTGCAGAGACGCCTGCAAGACCCTTGGTTGCCTCTTCAACCATCAGGTGCATCTTATCAAGGTCAAGAGGTTCAATTCTTCCGTCCCTCTTCTTTACTTTAGTCCCGTTGCTCATATTTTTTTCCAAGTAGTAAATTTAAGTTTTGCTTCTAGTCCAGAGTATGTATTTGATTTTATCACAGATTGAACGTCTTTGCCAGTCATCACCATATCATTGATGTCTTTCTCATCAATATCAGATGGCCATATGACTACCTGATCTCCTCTATCAATGGTTTTTGAGATTCGGTTGACGATTTCTCTGTTCCTAGGTTCATTATCATAAATCCAAATATAATTGCCCCAACCAAACGACCTAATATCAACATCGGACCCGCACATAGCAACGCTGTTTTCCACAAACGTGGAGTCGAAGGGTCCTTCAACGATGTAGATTGGTTCTTTTTCATCAATTTCATCGAGTCCATAAAGTTTGGGGGCGTCATCAGAGAGCATAGTAGTAATATATTTAACCTTGCTCGGACCTAGAGCTCTGCCCTGAAATCCTATTAGGTTTTTCTTATAATAGAGAGGAATAATAATCCTCTCTTCATCATAAGTCTCACTCTCAAATGTGGGTTTGAGTTTGTTTACAAACTTTCTAAAATTTTTAGCATAGTAAAATTTATCAGGATCCAATTTTCTTGCAGTCAAGTAACCTAAAGACTTTGGATTCTCTGATGCCTTTGGTAAATCAAGTTTCTTTTTAAACTTTGGTGGTTCAAAGTGAAACTTTGGTTCTTCTACAACTGTTCCCCTACCAGTGTGACTGTCTTTAAATCTTTCAAAGACATATTGTTTTTGAAGGACTGGATCAACTTTCTTTAGAAAATTACTAAATGTCATTGAGGAACCGCAGTTGTGACACTTATAGTTCACATCTGCTTTCATGGCATACAAATACCCCCGTGTCTTATTCTTGTTCTTCTGCGAATCACCACAGATAGGACATCGAAAATTGTAGAGGTTTGATTTTACTTTTTTAAATTTTTGCAGACGAGAAGAAACTAATCCAATATATTTGGAATCAACTAGATCCATTATTGTAGGGTATTATTTCTGTCTCTCTATTATAGTTGGTGATGGTTGTTGCGTCAAGATACTTGACATCAATCTCTGACCTGGCATGCTGACTATAAATGATACTACTGTGAGAGCACCAGCAACAGTCCACATCTTCTTTTCCATGGCACGAAGACGATTGTCAATTAATCTAATATCTCTCTCACATCCTTTCTTTATTTCATCTGCTCTTCTATTGACTTCGCGATGAACACTCTCTACTTTCTCAAATAGAACTGCATCGATCCTATCTTGCTTCTCTAATTTTTCATTATGAACAGCAAGCAGTTGTCCCATCTTTACAGAGTTATCTTGTAAAGATTCTACTACACGTTCTAGTCTTTCTAAGATTGCTGTATTAACTCCTGTTTCATCCATTTTTTGCGAACACCTTTAACGTAGATGTATCTCTTTCTCTTCTTCATCGGTTTATCATAACCAGCAACAGGACCCTTCGGATCTGCAGCATTACTAAACCCAGGTGCACCAGCGGTGGATCCTGTGGTCATTGCCATCTCTTCACGAATGAAGTCTATGATCTTATCAAGAGTTTTTGCTTTCATCGTAAATTTGATTTAACTGTTTTAGACAATACAAATCAACTGGTATATCATGAATATCAGATTTAGGATATTCTGGAAATCTGTTTAGAAATATAATAAAGGTTTTTATACAAGGCCATAAATCTTCATCAATTTTAAAGAATAACATAGGTGTTGTCGCCTCACCAAATATGTTATACAGAATTATGAAATGATTAAGTAGTAGATGTGTTTTGAGGATTCCGAAATTCTTATACTTCTTCAATAATCTTTTGATATATTTGAAGTGGTTAAGATCTTTATCGAAATCCTCCTTAGTCACAGCTTGAGGATTTTCATAATTTTTAATCGCAAATAAGAGGAAGTTGTCCTCATTCAATTCATTAAAAATCATTCAATCATCCTTGAGGTGTTGGATACTGGATCGACTGAGCGAATCCATCAGGTGCGGTGTTAATACCAGAACCTGCTACGAGAACCTCACTCTTAACTCTGAGTTCTCCCTGGTTATCAAGATAGGTTGTAACACCAACCCACCCTTGGTGAGATACATGGTATGAACCAGAAGTATCTGTAGAGATACCGTAAACGACTTTATCGTATCCAGCAACCAGTCTTTGGAATACCACATCAGCACCAGTTGCAATACCAGCGGTAAGTGGACCTTCTAAACCAATCAGGTCACTGCCAGAGAACAAGACTGACTGGTTTGTAGCAATACCACTTGCAATCGTAGATCCAAGCGTGACGATACTAGCACCAGCAGGATTTCTACCAACAATGGTAATACTATGCTCTACTCCACCAAGATGGAATTTATCTCCTGCCTTCAATCCAGGAACTGTAGGAACGGAAATCTTGTTAGATCCAATACCAGAGTTGATGGTTGTTCTTGCAAGGCAAGTTCCGATTGAAACAATTGCAATGT